ACTGCTGTCTGTTTATTATCAGAAAGTCATATCAGTATTCACACCTGGCCAGAGGAAGGAAAGGCAGCGGCAGATGTTTATACTTGTGGTGATTGTAATCCAAAGATTGGATGTGATATAATCATAGAGCAGTTACAGGCACAAACACATACATTGAGTTACATTGAAAGGTAAAAACAAAATTGACCTTTTGTTTCAAAAATAGGGCAAAAAAATTTCCGGTAAAAATTTGCTTCCTTAAGATTTTATAAAATTGTAACATATGTTACAGAATTATTTGTATAAATTCTATATGGGAGTGCTAAGATACTCCCATCGTTCATCTGCTATTTGCGAATAGCGAATAGAGACGGAAGTAGGGAAACCGAAGGAACGCAAATTTACTCATCCAGTAAAGGAGCAACCTTATGAAAATCACTTTCGTACAATATCTTAAAAATAAGGTAAAAAAGCAAATCAAACTTCACAATGCCGAATTGAATATGGCAAAAAAGCCACAAGTAGCATGATTGAAGATTTCTATCATAATCAAGACCCTGATGGTAGACAACCTGCTTGCTATCTTTTGACCTATAGAGGTCATAAGTATTGGCATTGTTATGGCATACATTTGACCGAATGGTTTGAAAAAATGTTTAAAGTTGAAAGAGAGAATTGACATTCTCTCTTTTTTTATGTAAAATGCATTGAGACAAGCAAATAAAAATGGATGTTAAAAAAGTAAAACTTATCATAAGAAACATGGAACTCTTGCTTGATTCTTTGAAAGTGGAGTTGTATGGAAAAGAAACATACTATTCATTTGATGAAATTGAATATGAAGAAGATAGTGATTTAGAGGGAAGGTATTAATGAGTAGGCACAAAAAATTGTTAAAACTTTTGAAGAGACTTATTAAACAGGAGCATTTGTATACTCCTGAAAAACTCAGGGAGATGAAAAAACAACTGAGGCAATTGGAAGAAGAATTTTCAGAATTAGAAGCACAAACATCAAAAGGATTTGGAAAAAAATGAAACCAGTAAAAGCAAAAGATTTACTTGAATTGGATCAACATATGAAAGTTGTGATGCTTCGTCAGACACAACTTCCCCAGACTCTTGTTTATCAAGCAGGTAAAAATGATTACTCAGAAGATCCTATTCATACTAAGTTTCCGCCAAGTGAACATGATTGTGGAAAATGGGTAATTGAGCAATTGCTTGCAAATGAAAGGGGTCATTGGGGTCCACTGGAGCATCCTGCAATTTCTTTGGATTGTGTTGGGTTCGTTCATAATGTCATCGTTCAGGCAAGAACTCATCGTGTTGGTGTAAGTTTTGATGTTCAATCTCAAAGATACACTGGTCGTCGTGTACTTAAAGTTGCTAAGGGTGAACTGAAACCAGAAGAGGTTTACTATGTGCGTCCAGAAGGTCTCTACCTTGACCGTAAAGGGCACAAGTATGAGTGGACGAGGGAAGATTACGAAAGACAGTTAAAGTTCTGTCTAGCGGCATCTGAGCGGTATGCAGAGGGTTATGAAAAGCGTGGTATGGCGGAAGAACATCTTCGTGATTATCTTCCTCAGAATATTCGCCAGAACTTTGTAGTCTCATTTTCTCTTCGTGCCGCACTGCACTTCCTAGACCTGAGAGCAAAACTTGATGCTCAGGTAGAAATTCAAGCACTCTGCGAAGGTATGGTTCCTGTAATGAAGGCGTGGGTTCCTGAGATCTTTAGTTATTATGAAGAGAAGCGTCTTCATAAGGCACGACTTTCTCCCTAAATATTCTTACAAATTATTATAACTTATGCCTACATATAGATTTGAGAATACAGAAACGGGTGAAATCTTTGAGAAATGGATGTATATGGCGGACAAAGAGCCATATCTCAAAGAAAACCCTAACATCAAACCTCTTATTCCAACACAAATGAATGTTGGAGAAGTGGGTGATTGGCGCAATAAACTTACATCTAAACATCCCTCTTGGAATACAATTTTAGATAGGGCTGGAAAAATGCCCGGTTCTCAAGTAAAAAAACTTTAACTACTTATGGCAAGAAGAAAAAGAGCAGAACAACCAATTGGTGTTGGTCTTACAACTCGTCAAATGAAGCGTAAAAAACCATTAAGTGCTGAATATCTTGTAGATATTGATCCACTTACGGAAAATCAAAGGAAACTTTTTGATTCTTATGCATCTCAAAAGCACTTGGTTGCTTATGGATGTGCAGGAACTGGTAAAACTTTTATCACTCTTTATAATGCTCTTCGTGAGGTTCTTGATGAAAAAACACCTTATGAAAAAATCTATCTTGTCCGCTCTTTAGTTGCCACAAGAGAAATTGGATTTCTTCCCGGTTCTTATGATGATAAGTCTGACATTTACCAGATTCCTTATAAGAATATGGTAAAGTATATGTTCCAACTCTCAAGCGATGCTGAATTTGAGATGCTTTATGGAAATCTTAAATCACAGGAAACCATTAAGTTCTGGAGTACCTCATTCTTAAGAGGAACTACTTTGGATAATTCTATTATTATTGTAGATGAATTCCAAAATATGTCATATCACGAACTTGATTCAATCATTACTCGTGTAGGTGAAAACTCTAAGATTATGTTTTGTGGAGATGCATCCCAAAGTGACCTTCAAAAAACAAACGAGCGTAATGGAATCGTTGACTTTATGAGCGTATTGCGTAAAATGCCATCTTTTGATATAATTGAATTTGGTGTAGAGGATATTGTTCGTTCTGGACTTGTCAAAGAATACATTATTGCGAAACTAGAAGCAGGATTTTAATGTTTAAACATATTGATGTGACTCTCCCACAACTTGAAAGGGAGACTATAGACGGTATTCGTTACTATAAAGTTCCTGACGGAGATGAATTACTTAAATTATTCTCTATTACTTCTGTAACCAGCCATTTCAATAAACATATTTTTGAAAACTGGAGAAAAAAGGTGGGGGAAGATGAAGCAAACCGTGTCACAAAACAGGCAACAAGTCGTGGCACGGATATGCATACTTTAGTAGAGTATCATCTAAAAAATAAATCTTATGATGAAGAGGTTCTTCCAATTTCAGAATTTTTATTTAAAATCTGTAAGGGAGAATTAAATAAGATAAATAATATCTACTCTCTTGAAGGTTCCCTATATAGTAAAGTATTGGGCATTGCAGGAACTGTTGATTGCATTGCCGAATATAATGGGGAGTTGTCAATAATTGACTTTAAGACTTCTAAAAAACCAAAACCCAGAGATTGGATTGAGCACTATTTTGTACAGGCAGCAGCATATGCTTGTATGTTTTATGAATTGACTGGAATTTCAGTTAAAAAACTTGTAATTTTAATGGCCTGTGAAAATGGAGAATGCATCGTCTATGAAGAATACGACAAAAGAAAGTACATCAAGTTACTCACCGAATACATTAGAAAGTTTGTTGGAGATAAATTGGAACTCTATGGAACAAGATAAGGATACTAAAGAATTGGAAAAAGCAATTGAGGATAAGTTTTTAACTCCATCAAAGTTTTCTTTAGAGATTGAAAAAATTGTTTCGGAAGAGAATATCAATTACATTGATGCGATTGTTATGTACTGTGAGAATAACAATCTTGATGTTGAGTCCGTAACAAAATTAATTTCAAAACCACTAAAAGAAAGATTAAAGTGGGATGCCACAAGACTTAATTTTATGAAAAAAACTTCTAGAGCTAAACTTCCTTTGTGAAATAAATAACTAAAAAATAAAATAAATGAAAACTTTTAATCAATTTATTTTAGAATCACAAACTAGTAAAGAACAGCAATTTTATAATGATATAAGATCAAGGGCGAAAAAACAAGGTGCAAGCGATATTGATGCTGATGTTATCGCATCTCAAGCAGCATTGGAAACTGGTTGGGGAAAGTCTCCTAGTGGATCTTGGAATTATTTTGGACAAAAAGCTAGTGGTAGTGAAAAAGGAACCTCAAAAGGAACTCAAGAATTTGGTGGAGGAAAAATGTATGGTACTTCAGCAAAATTTAAAGATTATGGTAGCTTAGATGATTCTATTGCTGATAGACTTGGGAAGTGGAGTTATAAGACAAAAGGTGCTGCGGATGTAGCAGACGCTACCCGAAGATTGCAATTACCTGGAGGAGCAGAAATTCCAGGTTCAAAAGAAAAAAGTCATGGTGCTTATGCAACAGACCCAGACTATGTTTCTAAAATATCTAGTATTTCTGGTAGATATGGATCAGGTAGTTCAGGTAAAACAGCAAAAAGTTCTTCAACTTCAAAACCATCAGCAGGTTCTTTAAATACTCCTTCCGTTACGCAAGTTCTTGCCAAGCTGAAAGGTAAAACTGGTCAACTAGATAAAACTACTGGTAAATTTACTGAAAGAAAGTGGTCTAATCCAGAAGGATCTAGATATAAAGCATACGGGGGAAAGTAACTCTTTATTTTTTTTTTTTTTAATTATGTCACCATTTGAAACATATCAGCATTATCTTTCTTTAAAATCGCATTTTACAAATCCAAAATACGATTTCTTTAAGTATGGTGCTAAGACCCGTGCAAGCGTAACATCCTTTAATAAACGAAAGGATAAATATTGGTTTGAAAAAACAAGTCGCAAATATTCTGATAAAGAAATTGTAGATTTCTTAGTTGCAAATTTTATATCTACGGATAATCCACAAAATCTATGGATCGGTGAAATCATCAATTCTGGTGAGAGAGCATATTCAGAATGGATGAAACGCCAACAAAGTTTGACTTATCTATTTAAAGAACAATCTGAAGAAATGTTGTCTGAATACAACTTGAATGAGTTATTTGATTGTTCAAAGCAACACGCTCCAATTTTAAAAAAATTCCTAAGTGGTAAGATTTGTATTGAAACACTAGTAGTTTATGATAAAATATTTCAGTTCTCAAAAAAGTTTGATAAGAAACTTTTAGACCCAGTGTGGGAAACCGTAAGTTTAAAAGTTTTAAAATATAACCCATTTCTAAATATCAATATATTTAAATATAAACAAATCTTAAGGGAAATTGTCAATGAGTAATTTTTTTGATTCTGATATTATCAAGGAAGAATTATTAGAAATTAATAAACTTCAACAAGATCTTTATGGAAGTATCTTGACTTTTGGGAAGATGTCCCGTGAAGATAAGATAGAACATATTGATAAATTGACGATTTTATTAGAAAAGCAAAGAGTAATGTATACAAGATTATCTCTTTCTGATGACCCTCAAGCAATTGAGATGAAAGAAAACCTGAGAAAATCAGTTGCTCTGATGGGATTTCCACCAGAAACTGATATGAATATCCTATTCAATAGTATGACCAAGACCATTGAATCCCTTAAGCAATTTATTGACAAATAACCTGTGGCTTGACATCCCTTTTACCCTGTGGTACAATAAAGTCGTCGCAAAACCAAATCCAATTTATCCAAAGTAATCTAAATGTCATTTTCAGATCTTAAAAAACAATCCAAACTTGGTTCTCTTACCGCTAAACTGGTAAAAGAAGTAGAGAAGATGAATTCTTCTTCTAGTTCTTCTGATGAGCGTCTATGGAAACTAGATGTTGACAAGAGTGGTAACGGTTATGCCGTAATTCGTTTTCTTCCTGCTCCCGATGGCGAAGACCTTCCTTTCGTAAAACTCTACAGTCACGCATTTCAAGGTCCCGGTGGTTGGTATATTGAGAACTCTCTGACTACTCTTGGTCAGAAAGACCCCGTGTCCGAACTCAATTCAGAACTGTGGAACAATGGTACTGATGCCGGTAAGGAAGTTGCCCGTAAGCAAAAGCGTAAACTGACTTATATCAGTAACATTTATGTTGTGAAGGACCCTGCAAATCCTCAAAATGAGGGTAAAGTCTTTCTTTATAAGTATGGTAAGAAAATCTTTGACAAACTTACTGCTGCTATGCAACCTGAGTTTGAAGATGAGCAAGCAATTGATCCATTTGATTTCTGGCAAGGTGCTAACTTCAAACTGAAGGCAAAGAATGTTGCAGGTTATCGCAACTATGATTCCAGTGAGTTTGCCTCTCAGGGTGCTCTTCTAGACGATGATGATGCTATGGAAGCAATCTGGAAGAAGCAATATTCTCTTGCAGAACTTGTTGCTTCTGATCAGTTCAAGTCTTATGAAGAACTGAAGAAGCGTCTTGAGTATGTTCTAGGAAACAAATCTTCCCGTCGTCAGGAATCTGAAGTGGAAGATGAAGATGCCTATCGTGGCCCTGCCCCATCTTTAACTGAAGATCTGCGTACTGAACTCAACAACTTGAAACCGACTCGTTCTGTTCAAGTTGATGAAGATGAGGATGATGATACTCTATCCTACTTTGCCCGATTGGCAGAAGAGTGATTTTATAATTGATTAAGAGGGAGTTAGACTCCCTCTTTTTTTATGCCAAGTCTATTCTAATAACTTCGCTTGGAGATTCTCTTGTGAATGTTGACCCATAAGGCATAGTATTTCTAGTATTTTCGGTTCTGATAATATCATTACCATCCTTATCTTCAGTAAGTTGGGAAGACTTTTTATATCTCATAATATCTCTATTATCATTTACAAATTGCTGTAAGTAAAATGGTTTGAGAATATAAATTCCTCTTTTTTGATTGTTTAATTCAACTTCATATTCATAATTTGATACAGGAGTTGTTATATTATATGATGTAGCATATGAAGTAGTAATACTATCATAATATGTTACATATGATACTTGAGTTGAGTTAATACTTTCTGAATCTGTCAAGAACTCAATTTCTAATTCATTGTTAACTTCGTTAACCTTAGTTTCTATGGTTATTTTTTTCAAATACCCATCAACTGCAATATATTGTAGTGTATCTACTACTGTTGCTTCGTTATCAAAAAATTCTAAGTTTTGAAGAGAATTTAAATCTATCTGATATACCCAAATATTATTTTCATTATCAATTTCAAATGTTCCATAATCTTCTGTTTTTATGATTGTACTATCATCGTGAATGAATAGATTTCCATATATTAAATTTTGACTCATATTGGTTTTAATGTCTATTTCTTCAGGACCAATTTCTGGATAATATGATGGATATGGTAATTGAATTATGTTGTTTACCAATTTTCCTTCATTCATAATAATTCTTTCGCCAGAATCTTTTACTTCTTTCGTAATATAATGATGAGTTGCATAAAGTTCTTCACCATATTTTTGATATGCATAATTATATAAGTCTGCATCAGAAAGTGGCCATTCATCTCTCACATTTGTAATTCCGGCACTAATTAAAACTACCCAATCATACTCAGCACTTCTATATAACTCTTCTGCAACATTATCTGGTCTGTAACCATCAGGTATTTGATATTTGTCAAATACTGTTAAGACATTACTTATATCGTCACGAAGTTTACCTCTTCTGAATAAATTTTTAACTCTTACATAATCATTAGATCTTTGTCTATCAGATAAAAATGATTGATATTCTAAGTCTGGTAACTCTCTGAAATAAGTCATTTTTAGTACCCTACTCCGATTTGACCATCAGTATAATCTTCTCTAAAGATTGGGGTAAGTTCTTGGAACTGTAAAGTCAGTTGCATATGAACTGGAGTTGCATCTCCATATGTGGTATATGTTCCGTCAGGTGTAAAATTAACTGACATAGATTGAAGAGCGCAAGTTTTAAATTGATTTAAAAATGGATGGTCTGATGAACCACTTTTATATTTTACATTAAAAACTCTTGGTGCTGTTATGAATAATCCTGCTCCTGCTGAAGCTGTTCCCTTACTTGGAGACATTGCCTTCTTTAAAACTTTGACAATTGTTTTTATCGTATCAGATTCTTTTTGAGATCTTGGAACCATATCAAAATTAAATGCAAAAGCTGGTCGTAAATCTACTCCAGTAAATAAAAGTTCAACATTTTGATTGAATGTAATTCCACCCGATCTTGATAGATATGTTCCAGCATCACCACCTTGACCCATAGCTCCCTTGACAACAAGACCGGCGAATCCAGCCACTAATGCACCCTGCCCAGTTCCAGTTTGAGCGGCGTCGGTCAGTTTTGCTGCTTCATTTTTTATTGAATTAGCTATAGATGTAGCTGGATCTGAAGAATTTAATGCCGCCACCGCCGCCCCAGCAGTTGCAATTTCTAAAGGTCCCATTTCATTTTTACCCCACATTGCAGAAGTTGAGTTATCTGGCAAAGATTGTGGCATTGGAAGTATTATAGATTGTTCCAAAGTTCCTGATGTTCCTCCAGAAGGAAGAGAAAAACCATTGCCAGAACTCAATCCTCCCGGTTTATATTGGTAGATATCAATTTGAACATAATCATCCTTAGATGTCAATTTTTTAATTGGATATCTAAGAGATGGTGGTGGGGTTGTCATTTATTTTTTATAGTTATTTATCTTTTTACTTTGACCTTTCCATATGGTATGGTTCTTATATCTTCAAACTCTTGAGGATAGACTAAATGCAAATTACCAACAATTTCTTCCCAACTATATTTTCTCATACTTCCCCAATGAAAATTTATTCCTCTAAATCCCCAAGAGTAAATATCAGTTACGGCAACTAATGGATATTCATCATATTGGAGATTTGTTGATTTGGGTGAATATACGAAAGTATAATATTTTCCAACATCTGGAACTATAGTCGTGGATGTTAATGCTTCTAGAATTTCTTGCATTAAATCATCAGGGTCTTCTTTTCCTGTGATTTTATTAAGTATGGGTGCAATTCTATTCATACTCCTAAGTCATTTTCGGTTAATACTTTGAATTGCCAATTTCTGTCTTTACAATATTCTCTTGCAGCTTCCCATTTTGCTTGATTTTTAGCATACTCATAAACCTCATAAAGATAACCTTTTGTTTGTCTTTTGGGAACTTTTGGTTTTTCGGTTTGTTTTTTTGGTTTTATTTCTATCAGGTACTTTTTTATTTCCCCAGAACTTTCTTGTACCTTAATATAAAAGTCTGGAAAGTATCTATGTATTTTTCCATCAACTGGAGAACGATATGGTAAAACTATTTCTTCACTCCCCCATTCTAAAACATTTTCATTTTTATCACAGTACACCATAAATTTTCTTTCCCACAAAGAACGGTAAATGATATTTGTGGGGTCGCCTTTATATTTTTTTGGATAAGATGGATAAAATTTTCCCTTGTATGCCATTATACATAGTATAGATTTCTTTCTAGTATTTAGAAATGCCACAAGGACCGGGCCCATATGAGTATTATAAGGAGGATGATGGCAAATGGAAGGTTAGAGAATTATTTTCACTTAGCGAACAAGGAAGTAGAAAAAGTATAAGTGATTTTAAACCTTTATTTACAAATTTAGCACAGACTTCACATTTTGAAGTTCAATTTGGTGGTCTTCCCGATAAATTAATTAATTATCTTGTAACAAAAAATATAAGTCGTAGTTTTATTAGCGATGATGTTGGATTGTTGTGTAACTCAGCATCTCTTCCAACTACAAGTTTTGCCACTGCTGTTGTGGATGGCAATTTTACTGGAATTAGTGAAAAATTTGCCCATACTAGACAGTATCAAGAAATAGTTTTAGATTTTTATGTTGATAAAAATTATAAATCTTTACTATTTCTAGAAAGTTGGATGGAATTTATTGCAAGTGGTTCATACTCAGTTGGAGATGCTAAATTTCAAAACGAGCAGAATTATTTTTCTAGAATGCAATATCCAGATGATTATAAATCAAATGCAACAAAAATTATAAAATTTGACCGTGATTACAAAAGAGAAATAAATTACACTTTTATTGGACTATTCCCAGTAAGTTTAGTTCCAATCCAAGTAAGTTATCAAGATTCTCAAATTTTGAAAGTTTCTGCATCATTTCAATTTGATAGATATATTGCTGGAAAATCCACTAGTTTAGATGAAATACTAGGTTTTAGTAATAATCAGGGAGACAACGGAACCAGATAATACTAACTAAATAAAATATAATTAAAGTGCTGTGTAGAAACTAATTATGCCTTTACCAAAAATTTCAACACCATCTTATGAGTTGGTTATTCCTTCAACTAAAAAAACTATTAAGTACAGACCCTTTTTAGTTAAAGAAGAAAAGATTTTAATTATCGCACAAGAAAGCGGAGATCCTAAGCAAATTAGTGATGCGGTCAAAACTGTAATTACAAATTGTATTTTATCTAGAGGAATTAAGGTAGATGAACTATCTACCTTTGATATTGAATACTTGTTTTTAAATATTCGTGGAAAATCTGTAGGTGAATCTGTAGATGTTTTAATTACTTGTCCAGATGATGAATTTACAAAAGTTCCCGTAACTATTAATTTGGAAGATATTAAAGTAGAGGTTGATCCAAAACATTCAAGAGATATTAAATTAGATGATGCATTGGTTCTTAGAATGCGTTATCCTTCTATGAAAGAATTTATTAAAACTAATTTTATGGGAGAAGATTTGTCCGTTAATGATACTTTTGATTTAATTTGTTCGTGTATTGAACAAGTTTATAATGAAGAAGAATCTTGGGCAGCATCCGATTGTACTAAAAAAGAATTATCTGAATTTATTGAGCAGTTAAGTTCTAAGCAATTTAAAGAAGTTGAATTGTTCTTTCAGACAATGCCAAAACTTTCTCATAAATTAAAAATCAAAAATCCAAATACTGATGTTGAGAGTGAAGTGGTTCTGGAGGGATTAACATCTTTTTTCGCCTAGCGATGGCGCATGAGAATCTTGCGTCATATTATCAAGTAAATTTTGCTTTGGTTCAGCATCATAAATATTCTTTGACGGAATTAGAAAATATGATTCCTTGGGAAAGAGAAATTTATGTTACTCTTTTGCAACAGTACATTGAGGAACAAAATTTAAAAAACGGTGTAAATCAGAATGGCTGATCCAGCAGGTTCTTCTCTCTTAAATATCAGGGATACATTTTCCCGAAGTACTTTTTCAGGGTCTACCTTTAGGGGAGAGGATACTGTAAATAAGAGAGAGTTTGTTGAGCAGTCAAAAAAGTTTGTAGAGACTCAGCAAAAAGACCAGCAGTCTCTTTCAACAATACAGCAACAAATTAATAATCTCCAGACTCAGATTAATACATTATCTGCTGGTTTAGTTCAAGTCCGTTCATTAATTCAAAACGACACTGTTTCTGAGCAAACACTTTTAAGAAAAGAGCAAGAAGAAGAAAGAAAATATGCTCAAAGAAAAATAAGAACTGGAAATGAAAATCAATTAGAACAAAAAATAGTATCTGCACTTTCCGCACCAGTACAGCAGGCTGCAGCAAAAGTTGAAAATATTTTTAGTAGAATTGGGGAAGCACTCAAAACATTATTTCTTGGATGGCTAACTGTTCAAGGTGTAAAAGCATTAAAAGCATATGCAGATAAAGATTATGATGCTTTAATTGATATTAAAAATAATGTTATAAAAAATATTGGATTAGGTATTGCTGCAATAGCTTCAATAAAACTTGGATTGGGATTAGTCACAAAAGCGGTAACTGGTGTTGTTGCAAAAATTGGTTCCATTATTGCCAATATAATTAAAGCTCCATTTAAAGTAGTTGGCGCTGCTGCTACTGGTTTGGGATCTATGCTCAGTGGTGGTGGGAAAAAACCTCCTGGTGGAGGTGGAGGAAAACCTAAAGGTGGTGGAGGAATATTGGGGGCATCTGGAAAATTTGTAACTTTCCTTAGTGGAATGATGAATTTTCAAAATAAAGAATTTACTGACGCAACTTTAGCATCTCTTTCCCTTGTAGCAAAAGCTCCTGGTGCAATTGGAGCAATTGGTAAAATTGCTGGTATAGCATTTACTGCTGATGAAATTGCTGAAGCGTTTGGTAAAAACATTTTTGGTGATAGTAGAGATAAACTAGTTGATGAAATTGCAAAACCATTTAAAGAAGAAAAAGAAAAGAAATCTGAAAAACCAGCATCAACAGCAGCATCACCAGCAAAAGTTGCCCCAGCAGTAACCCCACAAACTCCAATGATTGGAGATAAAAAAGATGACAAATCTGAAACTGACCCCAAAAATATGACTCCTGGACCAGTATCAGAAAGTGCAAATATTCAACCTACTTCTGATACTGGTGCCTCTGCTGCTGGTATTAGTGCCCCCTCTACTGCTTCTTCTACTTCTACTTCTACTACTTCTCCTGCTGCTGGTACTGGTACTAGTGCCCCCTCTACTACTTCTACTACTTCGGGTAGTAGTCCTGTATCAACGGCACAAACAACAATGATGCCT